TTTTCAATACCTAAAATATCATTTACTTTATCTTCTAATTTACTCATCTGTATCACTTGAAGGATTATAATTCTTACCATCACTAAAATTTAAAATTTGTGTAGTGAAACCAAAATCATCATCTGCGTTAGCACTTGCTGGGTTCGGAGTAATGATAATCCTTTCCTCTCTTGTCGCTGGTGGTTTATTCACATCTGTATATAAATCGTCTTGTACTTCTTTAATAACTTTACTATTAGACATTGGACCAAATAGATAAGTTTTAGCTGTAAAAGATAAAGTATATATAACTGCTCTTCTAGTTGTGAAAGTACCGTTGTAAGTATCTTCATATTGAACATTATTTAAAATAATCGGTACGTCTCTCTTAATTCCTAAATCGGGAACCATATTAACGGTTACAGTATAATCAGGTTGGAAAAATGGTAAAATTTGTTCTACAATTATCAATCCGTTTTCAGCAGTTGCTGTGAAAATATTAAGGGTGTAATTAACATTATACGGAACAGGAGTATAGTTATAGTCCATAACTTTACCATTTTCGCCTGTCTTAACCTGTTTAAACTTTTGCATTTTGTTTAATTTCCTACTAGGGTCATATGAAAGTCCTGTCATTTCAAATCCCATTCTAGGTAAGGTTACTGCAAATTCTCTACTTTCTAAATTAGCTTGTTCATCCAATCTAACTAAAAATTTTTCTTTAGGTGCATATGCTAATGGTACTCTATATCTTTTTGTGACAGCACCAGTTGAAGATTTATTTTGAACGATTACATTATTAAATAATTGACCAAATCCAATTGTCAATCTTCTAATACCCTCGTTATAAAAGTGTGTTCCAAACATTATTCGTCAACCTCTCCGAAAGGATTTCTTTCTGTAAAGTCTAATATATCATCAGCCGTAGAAGCTGTATCATAACCTGCTTCAGAATTCATATCTAAATTTTGTGCATAGTTAGATTGTACGGCTATTGTGTCTGTGCCATCATAAGTCTCTAACATTAATAGTGATTTTTGACCTGTAGCAAAATCAAACGTATCTTCTAATTCAATTGAACCATCACCTGTTAATGCAACTTGACCTGATTCTAAACCAACTTTGTGATTTAGAGTATTTAATGAAAACTTATCCTCAGCTTGGTCAAGTATCTCTTGACCAGTATTAATCTCTTCGTTAGAGTATTCAAATCTAGTCACTCTTAATTTGTAAACAGGCAAGTTGCCTAATTGAAAGAATGGCTCTTGGTCTTCTACAAATTGTATTTCAAAAAATGAATTCATTAAAGGTAGATAAATTATATCTCCTTCATTTGGTCTACCAACTGCAATTAAGTTAGCCTTACTTGCAACGTGTTCCTCAAATCTTCTTTTAGAAACAACAAGTGTTGTGTCTTCTCTAATTTCTAAACCAAATTTTGATACTAATTCTTGTTCACCTGCAAATCCTTCAGCAGTTTCAAAGTACATTTCAATCATATACGAGTCGTCAAAACGACTTGTAGTATCTTCACCTAATACTAAATCTCTGTTAACTAATGTACGTGGTAGGTAGTAAACGTCTTGTCCGTAGATTTTTAATCCTTCAATGATTAGGTCTTCGTGCAATCTTTGTTCAGCCGTATTACCAATGCCTCGTCCACCTTGAAAGTAGTGATTGATTGCCATACATTTTACCCTATCATCATTGCTGGATTTAATTCATAAGACGTTCTAATTTCTTGTTCTAATTTTTCAATGTCTCCCAATGCTTGAGAAAATATTTCTTGACCGTTTAAGGTAACTCCACCAATCATTTGAACACCACCAAATTTAGATAGATTAGCACCCCATTGTCTTTTAAACAAAGCAGTCACATATCTTTTTAAAAAGAGGTCATTGTAAACGTCTGAATTTGTAGCTGGGTCTAGTTTTCTATAACACTCTATCACTAGGTATTCGCCAACCATTAAATCATTTTTCCAGTCCATATCTATGTAAAGTTTGTTTTCGTGTTGATTAAATCTCATAGGTTTTTCACCAACTAATATATGGTCTAAAAAATCTAAATGTCTTAATACAACATCATAGTTTACAACTGAAGTTGAAGAAAAATCGTAAAGGTCATTTAATCTTAATTGATACCTAACATCAAATAGATTCATACTACCTTTGTTTGAAAAGGGAAATATATTAATAACTGAAAGAATAGATGAAGGAATACCTAACCATCCTTGACCCTCTTTCCAGGTAGTTGTACTAGAATCGACTGTTGCTGTTTCAGAAGCGTCAGCTGTCATTCTGTTTTTATCTGCTTGTGTGTATTGATACTTTAAATATGTTCTTTTAACACCATCATAGTGGTATTGAGCAAAGTATTGTACTGCCTCATCAATTCTATCTTCAAGTTGGTCATCATCAACATTAATCTCAATAACAGGCTTTCCTAACGCCCTTAAAGCATATTGTTTTAAACTCTCTCTAGTTGCTGGTTCTGCCATTGTTTACACCCTTTTCTGGTATATTTATAATAGTTATTACAGATAGGGTTGGTTTTCTGACACATAAGGAAATAGGTTGTCGGAACAGAATAATTTAATATCTTCGTCTGGTAAACCAAGAGATTGCATAACCCTAGGTGTATGTGGATTTTTTTGTTGATGTTCACAGTAATAATTTTGTGCTTTTATAACATCTAACATCTTGGCTTCATTTTCGTGGTTCTTAATTTTATCAATATAGTTGTTTAAATTAGATACTGCCATTGTACATATCTTATTTAATTCTTCTTCTTCTCTTACATTGCCAGCGGCTATCATACCTCCCGAAAAGATAGCCTTTGCCCAATCTGGCAATTCTCTCTCTTTACTAGGTTTGTACCATTTATTTTCTTCTATAAACCATTTTGTTAATGGGTGGTCTTTTTGTAATAAAGGACTAAAATCGTGAAATGCGCCTGTGACTTTTTTCTCACCTGCAATTATATCAAAACCATAAATTGGTCCACCATTTGTTAACATAGGAAATAAACATAGATGAGCCATCCAGAGACCTTTAGATTCTCTAACATCAACTACATCTAAATGAGCACGTCTAATATATCTATTATTCCAGGTTCTATTAACCCATCCTAATTCTTTATTGTTGAATCTCTCCATACCTGGTTCATCATATTCAACCAGATTTTTATTTAAGACCTCAACAGTCTCATTACTCCACTTTATTAGTCGGTCCCAAATCATACATTTCCTTAAATAAGTTTGTTGCACTTTCAAAACAAAATATTGCTTCAGGCAATACGTTTATCTCATACAAGTTTAAATAACTTTCAACTCTTTCTTTAACAATTCTTTTATACTCTTTTGCTTCATTATGTTTGAATACATAATATCTATTAGGTCCTGGTGTTTTTCTTTTAATCATTTGACCACCTGATAAATCACCTAAATGTCTAACATAAACGTGTGCATAAAGTTTTTCATTCTCACCTCTAATAGTTTCTAAATGTTCAACATATGCTTTTGTACTTTCTGTTAATTCTGGTGGTTTATCAACATCTTGCCATAAGTGTTTGTAATCATAGTAAATATGAGGTGCTCTTGGCAAGTTTCTAGTATCTATAAACAAAGAACTTTCTAAACAATACTGTTCTAATTTAGAATAACAAGCTAATTGATTGAAAAGATACGTTGCATAAAGTTTCTCATCTATTTCACCAGACATTAAAAGTTGTACAAACTGTTGTCTTTCAGCGTTCTTATGATATTCCCAAACTAATTCGGTAATTCTATATTTCTTCTCTGACACCATCTTCTTTTTCCACATCTAAAAACGATTCTCTTTTCCATCTATTATCATCAACACCATTTCTATGGTCAATTATTTTTGATTTATCTAATGGATAATCTTCTCTAACAGAATGGTCTTGTATACCTTGTTTCCATTCCTCAATTGCTCTATTGGAATCCATAATACGCCAATCACCAAAATTTTTTGTTTCTTCCCAAACATCTTTAGTATTCATAAAAAAGTCAGACATACCAACAACCNCTTTGATAGTATCCATTCTTACTACTGCATATTTTNTTAATTTATATTCTTTTAAAGGATTTAAAAATGCGTCAACGTCTTCTTTTGAAATGTTTAATTCATCTTTAAATAAATCAACAACTGTGCCATAGACAACTTGATAATCAAAGTAATCTATTTTAACCTTTNTGTCTATTGGTCTTGTGTGATTGAATTTATATTTGTTACCTAGATAATCAACACCATCAATCAAAGTTGGTACTCTTTGAGCAAAATTAGGTTTTGCTTTANATGGCCATAATTCTAACCATTTATTTACTAGTTTTTTGCCGGCATTATGATGTTCAAAATCAATAACAGAAAGACAGCCTTCCATTATATTCAGTATATACCAAATGTTATACCAATATGTAGCTTGCTGTTCTTTCGGATATTGTTTGAACTTATCTGTAAAGATTTCGTGATTCTTAAAACTTAAATAGTTTTGTTTCGTTTTGTACATTATATTTCCTCATAATAAAAATAGTTAATCAAAAACTATTTATTAATCACCAGGCGATGAAGACCAGTGAGTTTGATAGTTATTTGAACCCCAAGATGAAATCGTTTGAGTATAGTATCTGTAAGGCATAATGTCATACATATAAGTGTTATTATTACCTTGGTAACCTGTTCTCAATAATTTACCGTGACTATCTCTAGTAGCAAAGTTTTGAGCAGTTGGAAAACCATAACAATGAACGTCTGTCAACTTGATATTATTTGGTTGTATACCACGTCTTTTTCTATGTCTATTTTCAGAGTTTGCTTCAAACGCTTGCTCTGTCATATGGTGATAACCGTCCGAGTCGCTATCAATATTTGAGGTTGTGTTTGAAGGATAATAACCTCCACTATCGTAACCACCGTACCACATTGAGCCTTCTTCATCTAATATTAGAGGATGGTCATAAATATAAGAACCATCACCTCTGTTTTCATTCATACCACCAACTTGTCTAATGTATTTTGGTCCTCTTAAATGAGAGAACATACCGTGAATACCACCAGAGTTGTACCAGTATCCGTTTTGTGAACGTGAACCTCTACTACCATATGTTCCATAGTTACCATCATTTACCCACATCATACCAGTAGATTTTTGTCTAAAGTAGAACCACTTGTGTTCGTCACCACCACACCAGAATTCATCAACATCACCGTTTAAGTGAAAGTCTGTTCTTTGAAATTGTGAAATATATCTAGTTGCATTATCACCTATACCGTACATACCTGGAACTTGGCCAGATGTTAAGTAACCTGTGTACCACAAATATCCTTCACCATCAAGTACCCAAGTACCTGCGTGTGATTGTCCAGAGTATGACCAATGTTGTATCATTTTCATACCACCGTATAAATTCCAATTTACTTCTACTCTTCTTGGAACATAATAATATTTTGTTCCTTGAGAAGTGTGTGAGCCTTCACCTGTTCCACCACAACCGTGTAGATTTTGTCCCCAGAACCATAAGTATCCGTCTTCGTCAAGAGCGTGGAAAAACATTTCTTCGTTACCGTTTGCCCACATATCAACAATTCTTTTACCATTAAAAAANTCTTGAGGAATTTTAATAGGTCTTTTTACATTAACTGAATAGAAAGAAAATGAGTAAGGCGAACCTGCGTTTGTATCAGTTGAGTTATTGATACTAGGGTTACCACCACCAAACTGAGCTTGGTTGTTATGACCCCACATCCATACTGAACCGTCTTCGCCTAATGCAAACTGCATACAAGCAGAGTTGTTTTGACCTTGACCTGAAGAACCAATTTTTACAATTTTNGTTTCGTTAAATGAACGTATTGTTTCACCTAACCAATCAACGGTATCACTTGCTGATACTCTGTTCGTGTAATTTCTGTCGGAAGTATTTGTGTTACCACCCTCGTTATAACCTAATTGATAGTGTCCATTATAACCAGCAGAGTAAACTTCACCATTATTCATCAACCACCAAGAAGAATTATTTGAAGATACGTGTTGAATACATTTAGGAGTTTCACCATCTGGCGAAACCATATTTCCTGTAAACTCGGTACCTTTTGCAATGTCTTTATTATCAACTGAAGTCATCCAATCAACAAAAGTAAAACCTACGTTTTTAGGAGAACCACGTCTTGCGTTACCTGATTGTGAATCACCCATACCAAATTGACCATTGTTGTTATTACCACCGTGGCCATAAAAATCACCATCTGAATGAATTGCACCAAGTGTATAGTTATGTTGTTGTTCTCTTGAATTTCTACCCATATTGTATTTCCACCCTAAAGGAGCTCTATTAGTGAAAGATACAATTTTATTTCTGTCTGGATATGCATAAGGTGATTCGTAAATTTTCACCCAATATTCACTTGTTGTTCCATCGTGTTCAACAACCCAAGTGTTATAACGTCTTGTTCTTTTGATACATTGGTAAATTTTTCTACCAACTGAACACATTTCGCCTGGCTCATATTGTCTATAAAATTCCCACTCTCCAACATCATCTGTTGAACGTAAGAATAATTGCCAGTATTTTGCGTTGTCGGGTCTAAAAGACTTTTGTACTATTCTTACCGGGTCAAAAGAGTAGTTGTTTGTGTTAACAATTGAATCTTGTGAAAGCGTATATGCAATAGGACAATCTCTTATACATCTATAAGATTTTCCTTTCCAACCTACAATATCGTTTTTAGTGTAAGCTGTTCTATCTCTCCAAGGACCTTGCCAAGTAAGTTTAAATTGTTGTAAATCAAAAGCCATTTTTTTACCTTTTTATATTTTCTTATTATATTAAAGCTGGTAGACCGTGATTAGTAAACACAGCATTAATGTCGCCTTTTAAAGTGTTGTGTGCTGTTTTTACAGCTGCAACATCATTAAACATAGCGTCATAAACTTCAACCTTTGAATAAGTGTCGTCAAAAACTTCTTGAAGTGAAGCTCTTTCCATCATTAAACTAGGTGTTTTTCTTAACTTTTTCATAATTGCTAAATCGTCTGCGTCTGTAGCATCCATAACTTTTACACCATACTTACTTGCGTTAGTACCATCTGCTGTAATTGTTACCTCACCGTCATCATACGAAGAATAGTTGTAACCATCAATTGACATTAACGCTACAGGACCTGTTCCAGTTGATACGGCAGGATGTACATAATCATCTTCAAGAGCAATCTCTTTAAGACTAAATACTTTTTTTGCCATTTTCTTTTTCTCCTTTAGAATAGTAAATTATTATATTACTATTTATACTATTTATATGTTATCTTCCGTGGCCTTGATTATAAGCCTGACCATTTGTTGAAGTCCAACCGTGTGTCCACCAGTTATGTCCAGACAACCAATAATTTCTTCCCCAATAAAATATTTTTCCGTGTTCATCTGTGTATCTGTA